GAAGAATATTTTCCAGTGTCGACCATTCATAAAACACTGCCTGATACATGTATCGCGCATGAATTTGTTATCATACATACAATCGTCCAATAATAAGAATGCACCACAATTCGATTTGCCCGCTCCCACGAGTTTCCTCTGTCTTTCCATAACACGTTCTATGGCATCCCTGTCATAATCTCCGTAAATGAAAAGATCTGGAACATATTGTTGATAATAGTGATTACCTTCTTCAGTCGCAGACAAAACTATTCCAGCTGGTAAATGTTTCTTGTGCCATAAAATGTCGGTGACGAGTGTAGATTTACCAGTATTACGCTTACCAACAAAAACACATACTTTATCATCCGCCATGGTGGCTGGATTAAATTTACGTAATCGTAGATCCATCTATAATACCGCCCCGTTTTATTTCATAAAATTTTACTCACATCTAGTAAGAATGGCAGGTAAACTTCAAATCGCCATAACAGGAACCCAGGACCAGTGGCTCACAGGTGCTCCTGAGATTTCGTATTTCGTTACGAACCATAAGAGACATACACGGTTTTCTACAGAAGCCGTTGAGATGCCTTTCGACGGTAAATGTGATTTCTCAAGCTCCGTTGAGTGTAAAATTCCGCAAAACGTAGGGGATCTCATACGTAGTACGATGTTAAAAATTAAATTAGGTAATTTGTCGACCGACACATCTACTGAAAAATATAGATACAACACTCCAGCGGCCTTGAGTATCATAAAACACGTCGACCTCGTAATTGGAGGGCAAATTATAGAGCGTCTCACTGGTGATTATATTTATATGTATAATCAGTTATATAACAATAAAGATGATGTAAACCAATCTCTTTATTTCTTATCTGGACACGGCGAACATCTGCAAGTATCGGATTCATATAACACATTTTACGTAAATATTCCATTTTACTTTTTTAGAAATCCTAGCTTGGCAGTACCCGTCTGTGCAATCACCAAACAACTCGTTGAAGTACGTGTCACGTTCAAAGATGTAAATGATGATGTAACTTTCAAATATACCATAGATGGGTCGGTGACTAAGAGAGATAAAACAACCGAAGGATCTATCGACAATGTTTCACTCATTACTGATTTCTATTTCGTCGCTGAAGATGAAAGAAACTTTTTACTCACACGTCCGATGGAATACATAATATCACAGTTACAAATGTCTAAATTACTGTACAAGCCAAACGAATCAAAAAAATCGGCTCTTTTGAAATTTAAACACCCCGTGAAAGAATTATTCTTCTCGGCGAAGGAAAAAACTGGTATAACCAACGTATCTGAACCTGTGTACGCAATTTCACAACCTGTCGCGACCATCAACGCCCAGGGAGGGTCTGTAATTTCGAATAACGGGTTAGTCGCTGTGACATATGACAACAGCTCGACGGGAGAGGTGAACATTTACGAAAAAGATTCGAGTGGAAACTGGCCTTCCACCGCCTCGGCGACGTACACGGGGTCCTCTTCAAGCGAATATTTAGGACGGGTCCTAGGCGTTTCGGATGATGGTACTCGGGTTGCCCTACAATCGTCCACGAAGATGATAATCGTGGAGAAACAATCGGGCGTTTGGACGCAGATCGGTTCGGATATAACAGCACCCTTTACTGCCATAACCGGAAGTTGCCTGACCGGCGACGGTACTAAGGTTTTCGGGTCTCTGGCGTCGCCGGCCAATTGGACCCAGTTGGGTGCCGACATCGATGGCCAATCTGCGGCCGACCAGTCTGGGTACTCGGTATCTATGTCCTCAGACGGCACGCGCATGGCGGTCGGCGCCATAATGCCCCCCCAGAGCGGCGGCATCCCCGGCGGGACCGGTAAGGTTCGGGTGTACGAATGGGACAATGTATCTTGGAGCCAGCTTGGCGCAGATATTAACGGCGAGGGTGTGGAAGACTACTTTGGCAATTCAGTGTCTATATCCCCTGACGGCACGCGCGTTGCGATCGGTGCACAATTTAATAACCCCACCAATACTGCTGCCGGCGACAGAGTCGGCCATGTGCGCGTGTACGAATGGGACAATGTATCTTGGAGCCAGGTGGGTGGCGATATTGATGGCGAGGCTGTGGGCGACCAGTCTGGGTACTCGGTATCTATGTCCTCAGACGGCACGCGGGTGGCGATCGGCGCTTTGTTTAACGACGGCACCGCCTTCAACGCCGGCCACGTGCGGGTCTATGAATACGATGCTACTTATGGTTGGAATAAAATTGGAAATGATATCGACGGCGAGGGTTATGGAGACCGGTCCGGGCGATCAGTATCTCTATCATCGGATGGCACGCGGGTGGCGATCGGTGCATATATTAACAACCCCACCAATAATGGTGCCGGCGTCGGCATCGGCCATGTGCGTGTGTACTCAGAGAGCAGCGGGGCGTGGAGCCAGTTGGGTGGCGATATCGATGGCGAGGCGCGAGACGACTTGTCCGGGTGGTCAGTATCTATATCAGGAGACGGTACGCGGGTGGCGATCGGCGCTCCCTACAACGACCCTAGCACCGGTAATAACGCCGGCCACGTGCGTGTGTATGATTGGGACAATGTATCTTGGAGCCAGGTGGGCCAAGATATCGACGGCGAGTCTGGGGGTGACCAATTCGGAAACGCGGTATCTCTATCATCGGATGGCACACATTTGGCGATCGGCGCTCCCTACAACGACCCTAGCACCGGCGATAACGCCGGCCACGTTCGGGTGTACGTCTACAACAGCGTCACTCCTGCGTGGGAGCAAATAGGGCCAGATATCGACGGCGAGGCTTTGGACGACTTGTCCGGATACTCGCTATCTATGTCCTCAGACGGCACGCGCGTGGCGATCAGCAGTCCTTTCAACGACGAAAATGGCATTTCGGCCGGGCACGTGCGCGTGTACTCACTCTCTGCACCCACTACACCAGCAGTTTCATCATGGGAATACAGTGGTAGTAGTTGGTCACAGTATCGCCCCGATATCACTGTAAACACGGCCATATCCAGAATCTCTCATTCGACAAACGGTGAAATCCTGGGTTTGGAAGATGCGACCAAAACCGTTATACACGCGACGACCGGCTCGGCGTCTACGTATACCAAGCGCCACGCTGATACTCAATATAGTGAAAGGTATCATTCACTATCGAGTGATGGTGCGAATTTGGTATCTTTGGAAACTTTGGGATCTAAGGTGTGGAATCAAACAAACTATGTCTACGATGGCGCGGCAGGAACACAAGTCCCTTGGTATACCACTTCCGCTTCTAGCATGGTAGAGATCTCAAGGAATGGCAACTTCGTATTTTGGAATGATTCCAGTTCTAATACATTTAAGTTATACAGCAAATCGGTAGTTGATGGAAACGTCCAGTGGACATTGGAAACGAGCCTCGCGTACACGTACTCTCCAGTTAAGATGTCACCACTCGGAGGCGATGCTATCATAGTGACCGGATCGGGGTCGGTGGGTGCCAAGATTCACGACATCACGGCCACTTCGGGAGGTACTGAAGATCGTCTACTTAACATCTCATCATCCGACCAAGAATTCACGACACTTTTACCAGGTAAACGTTCCGATCACAGATTAATAAAAAATGTAAAATTCGCATGTAACGGTGAAACTATTTTCGATCAAAGTGGACAATATCTGGCGTATGAACAATCTCTTCGACACCATACAGGATGCCCAGACCCCGCGTATGAATTTTATACGTACTCCTTTTCTCTCCAACCCGAGATGTATTACCCCACGGGACAATTAAACATGAGTCGTATAATACATAAAAAAATTGATATAGAATTGGAAGAAACATCAACTACACGTGACATAGATGTTTCAGTATATGCATTAAATTACAATATACTTCACGTAGAAAGTGGTTTAGCAGGCTTAAAATTTTAACGTATAGTATTAGGAATGGCGGGACGATTACAACTCGCCACGAAGGGTACTCAGGATATATTCTTCACGGACGATCCAGAGTACACGCACTTCGTAAAAAATTTCAGGAAACATACAAACTTCGCGAAATATGAAGTAAACCATGAATTAGATGGAAACCTAGAATATGGAAGTACTTTAAGATGTACGATTCCTAACAATTGTGGTGATCTCATAAAAAACGTTAGTGTTCAGTTCGAACTTCCACCTCTCACGTTTGGTACTACGTATACATACATAGAATCTATAGGTCATGCGTTGATTGAATATATAGATTTGATCATAGGAGGTCAGGTTATTCAGAGAATACCAGCAGATTGGCTCCAGATACACTCCGAAAACTACATAACTCAGACGAAACAAACGAATTTGTCCAAATTAATAGGTAAATGTCCAGACGAACTTTCGGGAACAAAGGTCAGTGATACAAAAATACAAGGATATTTGGGAACCGCAACTACTCCCCGAAAATGTATAGTAGACATACCCTTTTATTTTTATAATAATCCGGAATTGTCTCTCCCTTTATGTGCACTTACCCGGCAAGAATGTGAAATAGAAATTAAATTAAACACTCGAGAAAAGTGTATAACCGATTTACCGGTGAGCGCTTCACCCAATAATACGACATTCAATGTTGTTGAGAATGGTACGACACAATATATAATAGACGGAGCGACCCACCCCACTCTTACATTGATAAAAGGGAACACGTACAATTTTACATACAATAAATCTGGGCATCCTTTCGCGTTGAGAGAAACGGATGGAACATCATACGCGAATGGTTTAAGTTCGACAACGGATCCCGCAACTTTTATAGTTCCACTCGATGCGCCGAATACGTTGGAGTATTATTGTACATCACACTCGGTTATGAAAGGAACTATAAATCTAATTTCTTCAGGTATATATGATGTGGGTATAAACTCGATGTCTCTCCAGACAGAAATGGTACAACTCGGAGACCCAGAACGGATAAAATACCAATCAGAAGAAGTGAATCATATCATAACACAACTCCAAGTGAGCAGGGATACGATTCCGGCCAATACAAACCCTTTTAAACATAGAACCGAATTTATAAATCCAGTCAAAGAATTATTTTTCGTTATACAGAGAACGAGTGTATCGAATCCGTTTGATTATGATCACCCGAGTCAGATTTTAAATAATGATTATATTTCCTACGAAAATTTACAAAGTTTGGAGATAACACTAGACGGCGAGGTCATGTTGAATGAAAAGACGGGTAAATTCATAAACCTTCGAGCTGTTCAGAGTGGTATTCATCATTCTCGGACGCAATTATTTAGACGATTTTACTCGTATAGTTTCGCGTTAGAACCAGAAAGATGGTACCCCACAGGTCAAAGAAATTTCAGTATGATCAAAAACCAAAATTTCAAATTTGACTTGAACGCTTTGTCAGAAAATAGAGAGCTTAGAGTTTATGCGCTAAGCAATAACATATTAGAATTTAAAGATGGAGTCGCAAAACTTCGCTTCAACTCTGGAAAAATCGGCAATTGAGATTATAACACCTGTATTAGAACACTCCGTGGTTCTCTCAGGACAATACGCTAAAGCGTGTGGTAGGGATACTATACTGGGAAAGGATATGGAATATTGTATGAAATATTGTGCCATGAACACGGTCGGTAATAAGATAGGTTCCTATTTTCCAGACATTTACGACGAGGAGGAATCGGATGATGAAGAAATCGAAGTCGTAGATGAAGTGGAAGAGGATATTCAATTCGAGCCTTATTCAGGGAGTGATGTGAACATGCTCGCTATAAACGATGCGTATGATGCGTGGGAATCATGGAAGCCGACTAATCCGTCAGAGAAGATGATAAAAAATGCTATTGATAGTA